GCGGGTGATGTTTTAATTAAATCGTCGGCAGGTGCAATAGCATCGTTAAAAGTCGATAACGCTATAAAACTCGACCCGGCGCATGCATCGCCTACAAATAACGTTTTATCGTTTAATACGTCCACTGGTGAGATTTACGATTCGGGGGGACAAGGTGGTTCGACACTCGATAATGTTCACGAGTACAAGGCAAACGTCTCTATAGGTCCATCAGTCGCATCTGCAAATCTTACAATAAACACATTCGAATCGAATGTACTTACAGTTTCGGGGAATGTATCAGCAGAAAACATTACAATAGGTGGTTTACATGTCGCTGCATCACCATTTAATTTTGATGATGTTGTAAGTGCATCTGCAGGCGCAAATGTTACAGCAAACGTTCTACAGTTTACAGGACCACCCGGAGGATACACAACTGATAACGCATTTGTTACAACGAAAAGTATCAGTATTGGTTCAAATGTAAACGCAACAGGTAACCTTATCTCACAAAATTTAAAATTAACGAATACGGATATTTCTGCGAGTATATCCTCAGGAACAATAACAATTGATGCAAGAGAAAAGTCATATGGTACAGCACCATTAGTAGTTTCTACAACCGATGTATCAAACCTTGTATTTTCAAATCTTATAACGGGATCACAAATTGTCATACCTATACTCGCAAGTGGAGGTGATATAAATATTTCAAAAGAATTAACAAATGTACAATTCTACGCCATGACATCTGATGTTTCGATTACCCAAGACAAACATGCGCTCATGACATTATCGAATTTATATGGAAATATTTATATGAATGCCTTATCATTCGCCTAGGTTAAAAAAATAAAACCTTAGTATAATATAAAATATGTCTGGAGGTATTGCCCAACTCGTTGCCGTCGGTGCACAAGATGCACATCTCGTCGGCCAACCTGAAGTTTCTTTTTTCAGGTCCAACTACAAACGTCACACAAATTTCGCCCAAACTGTCGAGAGACAGGTTATCCAGGGCAACCCATCTACGGGTGGTATGTCGACCGTCAGGTTCGAACGCAAGGGGGATATGGTCGGGTATGTATACATCGCCCCAAATGATGGTACTAAAGCTGTAAAATATTCACCAGCCGATTGGGTCAACAAAATTTCTAAAGTTGAACTTCTCATTGGCGGTCAAGTCATTGACGAACAAACATCTAAATTCTCGCAATATATTGCGCCATCTGTATTAGCACAAAACTTGTCTAAATCTACTTCCGGGTTTGGTGAAGTAGCTGAAAGTAAGTTTTACCCACTCAGGTTTTCGTTTTGTGAAAACGCCCAATCCGCCATCCCATTGATCGCTCTTCAATACCACGACGTGGAATTGAGAATTACGTGGGGTACAGTTGGATCCGAAAAATACGAAGTCTACAGTCAATTCATTCACCTCGATACGGATGAACGCACAACCATGTCTTCCGCACCACAAAACATGATTGTTACACAAACACAAAAAGCCATTGCCTCCGCTTCCAAGATCCAAGAACTCAACTTTAACCACCCAATTAAGTGTTTGGCATCTGCGGATGGTAGCGCTCTCTCTATTGCGGCGGACGCGAATAAAATGAAACTCCAAATTAATGGTACAGATGTTTCCGATTTCAAATACGTTGATCCAAACTTCACCGCGGTCACTTCGTATTACCACACCGCATCCTCGAAAGATGCAGCCGGAACCGGAGAAAACGACACGTTTTTCTTGTACCCATTCTGCCTCGATACGTCCAAGCTTCAACCAACCGGTTCGCTCAACTTCAGTAGACTCGATTCTGCGAGACTTGTCAATGACACAGCCAACTCGGGTGACGACATCTACGCTATCAACTACAACATCCTCCGTATCGAAAACGGTATGGGTGGTTTGATGTATTCCAACTAATTTAATTTATCCATTTATTATAAATGTTTTGGCAATTAATTTTTCTAATTGCATTTGTATTTGTTATAACGTATGATCCAAAATCAGGTACTTTAGATCATTTAGTAGGTAAAAAACCAGAAAAACCTCCTCAAAATGCGGAGTGTAAAGACGGTCATTACCAGGAAATTCAATTTGGAAAAATGGGGTACCCATGTCCAACCGAAAAAAGAACGCACATGGGTGCGATTATAAGAACTTAAAAAATTAGCTCGTATTTTTATATATAAAATGTTTACATTCGATCGCGATACAGCGACTATAGTTGCCGTGCTCATGTGTATTGTTGCCACAATGTACATGTACAGAGAACTTAATAAGACAAAAACAGAAATGGATAATGTTAAAGGATTTTATGGAAATCTCATGTCTCATTTATCCAGACCACCACCGATTTCAGAGATAGTTTCTGAAGTAGAAAAAGACGAGGTTTTAGAAACCCAAGTTGATGAAGATGAAGAAGAATCTTCAGAATAATCATCTTATTCAATTATAACTTGCGAATGAGCAATGAAAAAATATAAAGCAATTGCAGTACCCGTTACCTTTATAGGTGATAAACCACGATTTCTCACTGTCCGGGATCGAAGATTCAAAGATTGGATTTTTGTCACCGGAGGGTGTAGGCGTAGAGAGATTACAAATCCAATTAGATGTGCTTTGAGGGAACTAGAGGAAGAAACAAGAGGGGTTGTTTCTTTGAAAAAGGGTGAATATACGGAGTTTAAGTTTGTAGTAAAGGAAAGTCCCGGGGTGGACCTTGAATATAATGTTTTCATATTTTTTGTAGATTATACTATTCAGGAACAATCTGAACTTATACGAAAGTTTAACGATGAAAAACAGAAAATGAATCTTCGTAAGATTCAAAAACAACCAATAAAAAGAACACATGATGAAAATGATTTCATGAATTTTGAAACACTCGCAGAGTTCAGTACAAAAAAACAATGGGATCGCATTGTTAAAAACGTACTTAACAATCCAGAATTTTACGCGTGTGTAACTTCTCTCGATAGAAAAACCTTCTCTATTAAATAATGAAGTCAAAGAACTATATATTATCTCAAATTAAGGAACTTCTCATTGAAAGACATGCATATACAGCGGAAAGAGCAGAAAGGTACGTTGAATTACATAAAGGGGATAAAGTTTATGAACTCCTCGTTTTAAAGAAAAGTTTATCAGAAGAAGAGAATTATCCAGAAGTCTCATATAGACGCTCCATTTGGCGTCACGAGTATGAAGATGAATAAACAATATAAAAAAATAAATAGATTAATAGGTAAGTATGTTTAAACGTTGGTGTAAAGACCAGGGTTTTGCTAATAACTCCGATTTATCACATGTGCTCATGGACGGTGGCGTCCTATCCGTGCCATTTGATAGATTGAATAACTTTTACGAAAAATGTATAGAAACATATAATTCTGGTGAAAAGATTTTTGTCGTTGAACAGAAAACAGAAAATTACAATTTTTTCATGGATCTCGATTATAAAGATGATGAAGAGATGTCATTTGAACAAATTAAGAGTGTATGTAAAGTCATATGTGATAAAGTCTCGAAGTTTGGTGGTAAAGACGCTTTGATATCCGTCGCCGAACCTAAACCTATTGATAATCTCATAAAAACAGGTATACATATAAACTGGCCGGGGTTTGTTGTAAATAGGTCATCAGCATTAGGTCTTAGAGAACATGTTATAAATACTTTAAATTTAGCATACGGTTCACGTGACTGGAAAGATATTGTTGATATATCTGTCTATGGTAATAATTCGCGTAACACAAAGGGAAGTGGATTCCGTATGCCTTGGTCACATAAAAAGGGAAAACACGAAGCGTGTGTCGGTCAGGGGTGTAATTTATGTAATAACACAGGTAAAGAAACTCAGAGTGAATATTTACCCATATTTATATACAGGCATGGCCATTCATCCACGTTACAAAAGACCGAACAAAAACCATCTGTTGAAATGTTACATATGGCAACGTTACGTACACAAAACACAAACCCGACTATAATAGAAGGAACTTCTAATAACTCTCGCGAAGAAGCTACATTTACAACATTACAAACTAAAAATGAGTTCAAGAACCAAGAGGCTCTTTTACTCGTCGAAGCATTCGTTCGTAAACATATAGAAGGACAAACTACTGCATCAATCACTAAAATATTTAAATACAACAAACAGTTTCTCGTCTCAACAAATTCTAAATATTGTGAAAATAAAAAATGTAATCATAATTCCAATCACGTTTGGTTTCATATAATAGGTGATACTATAGCCCAAAAGTGTTTTTCTACTACTAACATACTAAGACAGTATGGGTTTTGTAAAGATTTTTCGGGAAGACGACATCAGTTATCCAAAAAGATAACGGACGTTATTTACGAAGATGGTAAAGTTGAAACATATACTCCCAAAAAGAAAGTCATTGTAGAACCAGAACAGAACTTACTTGAAAAGTTTATAAAAAAATATATAATCAAGAAAGAAACATTCACAATAAAATCACTCAAACGCGAAGGTGTTAAAAAATATACAGTCTCGACAGAGGAAATGTGTGATACATGTAAAGAATCGATTTCGTTCAGTATATATAAAAGTCAGATAAAACAGGAATGTAAATGTAAATGCCGTGCACACAATCTTACAGATAAAATTGTCAGTACTTTATAGAATGTTAGCTGTAATATTAATTGCAATTGTTGTATATATGGCATCGTCTTTAATAAAACGGGATACAAGTACACACAGTATAAATAAACTTATACGTGATACGTTACCATATTCAGGATTAAATAAAATTCTATACAAGGAGTTTTTATCGAATATAAACATGGCTATAGAATATAAATCACACACCGAAATTTCGGAAAAATTATTAAATCGGGCACTTGAAAACTTACGAGAACTTGCATTATACACGGTTTCTACCGATACAAATGTAATAGAAGAGATAGACACGTTAGCGAATAGTATAAACGCTGAATTTAGCCTTGTTTTAATAAATGAAACGCTCAATAACGCGTAATGTATTTAAAAGAATAAACGTATGTTAATTTATAATGACAAAAGTAGTTACTGCTCCCATACGCACACGTTCCGGGCGTATTTCAAAGGTTCCCGAACGATTAGATCCACTCGAAGATCTTCCAGAAGATGATTATTCGGATGATGATTATGAAACTGAAAGCGAATCTGAAATAGAAAGTGATATCGATCTCCTTCAGACAGATGACGAAGATGATTTTGAAGAGGATGATAGTGATATGGACGAAAATGGCAATTTGAAAGGGTTTGTTGTTGAGGATGAAGAAGATGAGGAAGATGAGGAATAATAAGCTTAAAAAAATAGATTTACAATTTATAAATGGAAGCTGAAGTTGGTACACCTATAAACTATGATCCAGACGAATTTACAAATAAAGAACGGGATCAGCAACAGGATGATCCAGAACCAGAAAATAACGAACAATATTATTTTCCACCACCACAACAACAGTATTACGAACCATATACACAAACAACACAAAAGGACGATATATTTACAAATTTAGATAAAACTGCGTATATCATTATATTCGTATCCTTCATTTTGGGATTTTTTATGGGTAAGACCATGCAACCCGTCATTCTTAGACCTGGATAGGTTTACCCCCAATCCATAAATGTTCAGATGACGTTTGTTGTCCTTCAAAATCACCAATTGGACCAATTTTAGGCTCTGTGAAATACGCACGACTTACAACGAGTGGGTCTTTTAGTATATCTTGTGCGACATCAGACGCACGTACATTTTTAGTACCCGATTTACTTTTTCGATCTTCATACAATCGTAAAAATAAACCAGCCATGGCTAAAACAATAATTATGGTGATTATATTTAATATAATACTCAACATACTTACATTTATCTAACAAATTTATTTAGATTCTACCTCTTCACCTTCCTCAACTTCTCCATCACCTTTCGTATCCTGGGCTTCCGTAGAAGACGTAGTTTTTTCATTTTCGAACTTTTTCATCGCTTCAACCGAATTAAATCCCTTTTCTTTCGCCTCTTTTTCGAGTGCTTCCTTTGCTTCGGCTTCACGTTTTTCTTTTCTTTCTTCAATTTCTTTGGCAACAATGACATCCGCTTCCTTGACCAGTTCCTCCATAGAAGTATCCGGTTTTTCCTTTTGAAGACGCTCAAGAACTTCAGCCGGGTGACTAATTGGCGCCTCGTCCGGTTTAGTATAATACTTTGAGTTTTCGTCACCAGGTTTCGCAAACGATGAGGTATTAGTAATCATGTCACGTTTACGTTCCGCAAACATTTGCGCCGCTTGCGCTTGATTTTCTTTGTATCCGGACATGAGTTCTTCAAGCTTTTCGTTCGTATAATGAACGTCTTCGATCTTTGTCGGATCGGGTGGGATTAACAACCATTTATACAAATCAACGACGTAAATATCAAATGTCGCATCCTCTTTTTGAAGACGTTTGGCATGTGACGCAGCCTCATCTCTAGAATTAAATGCACCTCTTATCTTAATTCCGAACTTATCGTTTTTTTGAGGTGCTTCCGGACCCACAACAGACAGGCATGCGTATAATTGACCAGGAACGGTCGTATAATCTTGTTCAAGAGTTGACATTGTTTTATATATTTAAATAGTACCTTTTGTTTAAGCCCTTTAAAAAATATTAGTATATATTAAATGATTTTTAATTTATTATTTGCCCCACTTAATATCCTCGGGATCAGACCACAAAAATGGTTTGGTGACTTGAAAATGATATCAAGTATATCGAGTTCAATGATTATGTGCTGCTTCCTTCTAATTGTGTTGACGAAGATGAAAGCACTCGCATCGTAAAATAACCCCATTTAAAAAAGAAAAACGAATAAAAATAAATGGAGGAGATACGTAAGTACCATAACGAGTCTAAGCGTCTCCTCATCCAATCGGCTACCCGCGAAGGCGACAGTATTTTGGATGTAGGATGTGGATTCGGTGGTGATCTCCAAAAATGGCGATATGCAGGGGCAAATATAAGCATGTGTGAACCGAACCCGGAATCACTTAAGGAGGCTAAGTCTCGTGCAAAGAATATGAAAATACGTGTTAACTTTTACGAAGGTGATATATTCGCGTGTCCCCAGAGAAAATACGACGTCATATGTTATAACTTTGCATTACACTATATATTCGAATCGAACACGTTATTCGAGACATCTTTATTAGCAATTAAAAATAGAATAAAACCGGGTGGTCAATTCATAGGAATTATACCGAATTCCGATAAGATTATAATGAATACACCCGTAAAAGATGATTTAGGGAACTATTTTCTAATGAAAAATACGAGTTCTGGAAACTTCGGTGAAAAGTTATACGTCCACTTAGCCGATACACCGTATTACGCGAGTGGTCCTAAGGTTGAACCCATAGCACATAAGGACATGTTTTTCACGCGCATGGAAGATTTGGGGTTTACTTTAACACTGTGGGAAGATCTTAAAGGGAACCCGGTTTCGGAATTGTATAGTAAATTTAGGTTTGTGTATAAAAGATAATTTTATAACTTAAGAAAATGTGGTAACATAACTAAACCACCAAGTAATATAATTGCATCTATAAAAAGAACCTTATTTCTAATTTCGGGACACCAATTCTTATACTTGACGATCTGTTCTGAATCTTGAGGTTTTATCCAGTGGTAAAACATAGCAAGGTACGTTGGTCCAAGATTTCTTTTACAGTCATACCAGTGGTCGTAATACGCTAAAGCTACATATGGTAAATATAATAAAGATAATAAAACCCATTTGTTTCTATATGGAAGGTACCAGTATCCACCAGCTAACGCTAACGTGAACCATATACACTTCCAATTTGCGACTGGTTGTGTATCGTCACACTTCTTATCTTCCATTTTATATATTATAAATATTTTTTTTATTACTTTTTATTATTCAAGTTTTTTAATTTTTTTAAATTTCCCATTTTCGCTTCATAGAGTATTCGACC